ACATCACCCCAACTGGCGGAGCAGCCGTCGACGTTTCGGATCAACTCTCGAAATGTGAAGTCATGGTCGGCTTCGAACTTCTCGAGTCAACATCGCTCGCAGATACAGGCCGACAGGCGGTGAAAGGTTTGCAGAGCGTCGCGGTCAACCTTGACCTCTATCTTTCCTACGGCACAACCGAGATCGAAACACTTTTGAGCGCAATCGTCTCTGCTGGCGGATGCACAATTGTTGTGTCCCCATCAGGCACCACAGAGTCTGCGAGCAATCCAGAGTTTACGATTACCTCGGCAACACTTGACGCCGCTCCAGTGATAATGAGTTCTATCGGGACCCTTGCCGTAGCCAGTATTTCGTTCTCTAACGGCACCTGGGCGCGAGACATCACCTGATAATTGAAAGAGGGAAACAATGAAAATCCGACTACAAGTAACACCGATTGAAGGCGACCCCTATGAATGCGAAACGAATCTATTCGTTGTCGTGGCATGGGAACGCAAATTCAAACGACAAGCATCCAGTCTCGCAAACGGCATCGGCGCAGAAGACCTTGCATTCTTTGCATTCGAATCTGCACGAGCTGCGGGAATCACCACCCCGCTCGCCTTTGACGAATTTATTAAAAAGACCAAGTCAATTGAGGTCGTGTCGGAGGACGCACCGTCTTTTACAGAAGCGGCAGTTTCCGACGCTCACTAGCGGAGGTTCTTGTCGCGACTGGATACTGGACACCCGACATCCCATTCGACACAGACGATCTCTTCACGGTTGTTGACGTGTTGAACGAACAGCAGAAATCACAAAGGAGCAGACGATGACAGCAAACACTTCACTTGAAGTCGTCGGTGTTCGTGACGCTATTCGTTCGCTCAACAAGATTGAGCCTGGTCTTCGTAAGCAGTTCACCGCTGACGCAACCCGCATCGCCCAACCTGCCATCCAAGAAGTCCAGAACAGTTACACAAAGGTTCCTTTGTCCGGTATGGCGCGCAAATGGGAACAAGCCAACAAAAAGATATTCCCGTTCTCTGTGGCAAAAGCAGTCTCTGGAGTCAAGTTGAAAGTGGACGCTTCTCGAGAAGCAACGTCTCTGATCTACATCACCCAGACCAATGTTGCAGCAGCGGTCTTTGAGGCAGCGGGACGAGCCAACCGAAACCGCCTTGGGGATTCTCTCGGGCAGTTGCGTCCAAACCATACGCGCATTCTTGGGCCTGCCGTGTTTCGCAAGCGTCGCGAGATTGAAGGCGAAATGCTTCGCGCCACTAATGAAGTCAAAGCCCGTGTCGAAAGAGAACTCAAATGACAATCGCAATTCCAATTATTACAGAATTTGACGGAGGAGGAATTTCGTCCGCCGTCAAGGAATTTAAGAATTTGGAAACTTCAGGGCAGAAGGCTCAGTTTGCAATTAAGAGGGCAGCCGGGCCTGCAATTGCTGCTCTCGGTGGTTTAACAACTGCACTTGGTTTTGCAATTAAAGGAGCAATTGACGATGCTGCAGCACAGGACAAACTTGCTGAACAAATCAAACGCACCACAGGCGCAACCGACGACCAAATAGCAATGAACGAAGACTGGATTACCATTCAGGGCAAATTGCTTGGAGTAACAGATGACGAACTTCGTCCGGCTCTCGGTGATCTTGTTCGCGCAACTGGCGACATCACCAAGGCGCAGGAATTGGCAGCAGCTGCAATGGACATTTCCGCAGCCAAAGGCATCAGTCTTGACACAGCAACAAGGGCTCTTGAAAAGGCATACGGTGGAAACTTAACTGCCCTTGCCAAAATCTCTCCAGAACTTCGCGACATGATTAGAGACGGCGCATCGCTTGATGACGTAATGGCAAAAATGTCTAAGACCTTTGGCGGGGCAGCATCAGATGCAGCAGACACGACTGCAGGCAAGTTTAAGTTAATGAAAATTCAACTTGACGAAACTAAAGAAACAATTGGCGCAGCCCTTTTGCCGGCAGTTGAAGCCGTACTGCCTTTCCTGCAGACGCTTGCTACATGGGCGCAAGACAACCCACAAACTTTTACAATTATTGCAGGAGCATTAGCAGCAGTTGCAGCATCAGTTGTTGCAATTAACATTGCTATGTCTCTTAACCCAATTGGCTTAATAGTTATTGCGGTGGGTCTTGTTGTTGCGGCCTTAGCAATTGCGTACACAAAGTTTGAAGGATTTCGCGCGGTTGTTGACGACATTTTTGGAGCTATTAAATGGTATGTCATGAATGTTGCCGTTCCGTATTTTCAATTCCTTGGTTCAATTGTTGGGGCAGTTTTTAATCAAATAAAAGACGGTTGGAATAACACGGTTGGCGGTTTTAGTTTTCAGTTTCCAGATTGGATTAAATACACAGGCGTTGTCGGGGCTGCTCTTGCAGGAAAAGGTTTTAGTGTTCCCAAAATCGGCGGTGGCGGTGGCGGTGGCGGGGCAACGTCAAGCGTTCGCGCGTTTGAAGAATCACAAAAAAACGCACCTGCAATCCCAAGTGCATTGTCTCCGCCGACAGTTGCAGCATCTGCTCCAGGCAAACCACAAAACACCGCACCACCCGTCTTCGATAACACGTCAGGCAACGCAGGAGGTTTCGAGAACGCAGGCATTGGCGGTATCGGCCCATTCAACGACATCATCATCAACATGGACGCAGGACTCGTCTCCTCACCTGCCACAGTTGGTCAAGACATCATCGACGCCATCCTTGCAGCGCAACGCAACTCAGGACAGGTCTTTGCACCGGCGGTCACCTTCTAATGACCGTCCCCACATATCAAGTCCTCGTCGGATTCCAAACGACCACAGGATTCGGTCAACCCTTTCAACTTAACGACGCCGTCTACGGTCTACTCAACACAGGCACCCTCGGCGGACTGGCATACGCAGACCTCACCTCGCTCGTTCTGTCGGTCAACATTAAGCGCGGACGCAACCGCCAACTTGACCAATTCAACGCAGGAACCGCACAAGTCGTCTTCAACAACAACTCCCGCATCCTTGACCCGCTCAACACAGCCTCGATCTACTACCCATTCGTCCTGCCTCGCTCGCCAATCATCATTTATGCCAACGGGACACCCATTTACACAGGCTTCGTAGAGGATTGGGACTTGGACTACCAGAACGCCAATCAAGGCAGAATGTTCGCTCGATGCGTTGACACCTTCGGCACCCTGGCAAATCAGCAACTTAATGCTTTCACCCCGTCGGCACAGACTTCAGGATTGCGCGTAGACGCCGTTCTAGACCGTCCAGAGGTCGCCTATCAGGGCGCAAGGTCTATCGGTACAGGCTCATCTACTTTGGGGGCTTACGCGGTCTCTCAGGACACAAACGTCCTCAACTATCTCCAGCAGGTCAACACCTCCGAGCAGGGCTACCTTTACACCTCAGCCGACGGAACCCTTACCTTCAAGGGCAGGTCAAGCGTTCTCAACCCCGTCTCAGGAGCGTCGTTCACCACTAACGGCACAGGCATCCCATACATGAGCCTGGTCAACCAATACGGATCAGAACTGCTCTACAACTACATTGTCACCCAATCGCCCGCAGGCGCTGCACAGACGAACTCTGACTCGACGTCAATCTCTCTGTACCAGGCGCAGAACTACAACCTTCTTAGTTTGCTCAACTCCACAACGACAGAAGTCAACGGTCTCGGCGCGTACCTCCTCGGCAAATACCGCAACCCAGTCGTCCGCTTCACAGGCGTCTCATGCGAACTCGCAGCTCTTACCTCGGCGCAATGGGCAACCATCTTTGCCATTGACCTCACTTCAGTTGTGACGGTTCAGAAGGACTACAACACCGGAACCCCGCTCACAGAATCGCAGACCCTGATCACTTCAGGAATTGAACACCGAATCGTTCCAGGGTCTCATATTGTTTCGTACACTTTTGAGAGTACGGACGGAAACCAATACCTCACATTGAACGATGCAATCTTCGGAACGCTCAACAACAACCTTCTCAGTTTCTAAAGGAGACAATTATGGCAATATCACCAAACACAGACTTTGTATCGGGAGCCA